ACACATTGCGCCCGACTTTGGCACGGTTTTTGTTATGCGTGTGCGCCCGTGAAATTGTTTCACGTGGAACACTGCCACACCGATGCACAAAATAAAATGTTTCACGTGGAACACAACACCAAGAGTTAAGAAAAGTTAAAACGAAAATAATTTGTGCGCTTATGCTTGTATGTTAGAAAAATGTTGTATCTTTGCAGTGTTCAATTAAACGATTTGAAAATATGAAAGAGTTAGTACAGCATTTCAGAGAGCAACCGAAAGAAGCAATTAAAGAAGTTGCAATGTGTGTAATGATTTTCGCCGTTTGTGGTGCGATGTTGTTTTTATCTGCAATCTTGCAGGGTTGCGCCGTTTCAAAGAGTACAACGGTACGGGGCAAAGCAACTATCATAACCACAGATACAACGGTAGTGAAACACAACGGTACGTTGAAATTCAAAAAATCTATGTTTAACAATTAAAAGTTTACTACAATGGAAGAAAAAAGAAACGCATTTGACGAGTTTTCGTTTGCCGCTTTGTCGGCGTTGGGTAGCCTTATGGCGTGTAATGAAGTTTGCCGCAACCAGCGTGCAGTTATGAAAATAAACCGCTTTCGTGCGTGGCTTATGGACTTGAAACCGCAAGCCAACCCCGAACGAAATTTGCCGTTTGACGGCGAGCCGCAAGGACAGACAGCCGAATAATTAACAATAAGTTTAACAATTAAAAGATTACTACAATGAAAAGTTTTGCAAGTAAGTTTAACAAAACCACGTTTGGAATTGACACAACCGATTTTCAGTACACCAAGTTAGCCGATATTTTCAACTCTGAAAGTGAGGGGGGCAAAAATGTGGTACACAAAATCAATGGGCTTTATGTCCACAAATCACAGTTAGGCGACAGCCCCGTAATTATTGATGAGGAAAACAAACGGCTGGTGAACCTACCAAACCACACCGCCGAAACGGTACGTGAAATACTTGCCGATGATGAGGCGGTACAAACTATCAAAGACGGAAAAGTCGGGTACACGATTTACGAGTACGATAGCCACGGCAAGAAGTGTTACTCTATTTCGTTTGTGGATTTGTAAGAGTTTGGAAAGTTATGTTTAACTTTGTAGGGGTTGCAATGTTTGTAACCCCTATTTAATATAACAGCGTATGGCAAAGTTAGGTTTTAAGATTAAGTTTACAAAATCGGTATTTAGAGCAACCCAACGGGCGAAAATCAAAAAAGAGATTTTGCAAGCCGTTGAAAGCAGCCCCGAATACCGCAAAGAGATTGCAAGGGTTTTTCAAATGGCAAACCGCCGTATTCAGAATATCGAAGCAAGCGGACAACTTTCGCCAGCCGTGCAAGCGTTGAACAAAGGCGATATAAAAGGCTTTACCAAATTCAGTATGAAAGGCGATTGGAACATCTTAAAAATTGAGTATGGCAAGGCGATTTCATTCTTACGACAGCCGACAAGTACGGTGCAAGGTACAAGGCAGTACGGGCAACACCTGCAACGTATGTACGACTTAACGCCCGATGAGTACAACCTTATGGCAAGGAACTTGCAAGGCAAGTTAAACAGCGTTTCGGATAATGATTTCGTGGAACGGTATTTGATGAGGTACAAAGATTTCACGGGCGAAATGGAGCAAAGCGCAAGCGATATAAGCATCCAAATAGAAAGTGAAGCGCAAAGCATATCAAAGGCGATTGATGCGGAAATAGAAAGACAGGCAAATGAGGTTGCGGACGCAATGGAGGATTTGCAAAACGATATAGAGCGAATTTTGCGCAACTTTGGAAAATTCGGGTTATGAAGAAAGTACCTTTTGAACAACATAACAAGATACACGACCCGACCGAAATAACCGAAGTACTGAAAGCCGCCGTAAATGAAAAAAACATTATCGGAAACAGCAAGGGCGAACGGTTTTATAATATACCGTGTGCGTTTGATATTGAAACGACAAGTTTTTACCGTGATACGGACGGACGGGCATACACATACGAGCAAGTGCAGCAAATGACAGATGCAAACGGGCGCAAGGCGAAATTAGAGAAAGCCGCAATAATGTACGTTTGGCAGTTTGGCATAAACGGATATACGATAATGGGGCGCACGTGGGGCGAGTTTGTTGCGATGATGCAGACAGTAAGCGAGGTTTTGCAGTTATCCGACAAATTGCGCCTTATTGTGTATGTGCATAACCTTTCATACGAATTTCAGTTTTTGCGCAAGTGGTTTGAGTGGCAACGGGTTTTCAGTATTGATTTACGTAAACCGATATACGCAATAACAACGGGTAACATAGAGTTTCGTTGTAGTTACTTGCTTTCGGGTTATTCGCTTGCAAAGTTGGGCGAGCAACTTATGAAATACAAGTGTGAAAAAGCCGTCGGCGATTTGGACTACCAGCAAATAAGACACAGCGAAACGCCGTTAACCGATGCGGAAATACACTACTGTATAAACGATATTAAAGTAGTTATGTGCTATATTCAGGAACGTATTGAGGAAAGCAAAGGGATAACGCACATACCGATAACAAAGACGGGGTTTGTGCGCAAGTATTGCCGTGCGCACTGTTTGCGTGAAAAGAGCGATGCAGGAAAGACCGTGCCGAATTGGGATTACGTAAACTTGATGCAGGAACTACAAATTACGGGTATGAACGAATTTAATATGCTGCAACGTGCGTTTGCAGGCGGGTTTACACACGCAAACGCCGAATATACAGACGAAATAATGTATAACGTGGATAGTTACGACTTTACAAGCAGTTACCCGTATGTGATGATAGCGGAAAAGTACCCGATGTCGCAAGGCGTTGCAATCACGGTTAAGAGCATGGCGCAATTTGAGTTTTTAATATCAAAGTATTGTTGCGTGTTTGATATTGAGTTTACCAACATATTTGCCAGCGAGACGCAAGACAACCCAATAAGCGCAAGCAAATGTTTCGTGAAAGAAAACCCGTGCGAGAATAACGGGCGTATTGTGGCGGCTTCAAAAATAGCACTGACAATTACGGACGTAGATTTTAATATAATCAAAAACTTTTACACGTGGGAAAGTATGCGAGTTGGCGAAATGTATTGTTACAAGAAAGACTATTTGCCGACCCCGTTTGTAAAATCTATCCTGCATTTGTACGAAAGCAAGACGAAATTAAAAGGCGTTGAGGGCAAAGAAGTGGAGTACCTAAACAGCAAGGAAATGTTAAACAGTTGTTACGGTATGAGTGTAACCAACCCGTTGCGTGATGAGTTTACCTATAACGGCGAGTGGGATATTAACTCAATGACAGCCGAACAAAAGCAGGAACTTTTATACAAATACAACACCAGCAAAAACCGTTTCTTGTTTTACCCGTGGGGCATTTTCGTAACCGCATACGCACGGCGCAACCTTTTCACGGGCATACACGAAGCAAAAGACGATTACATATACAGCGACACCGACAGCATTAAAATAATGAACGGCAAGGCGCACGAAGCATATTTCAAGGCTTATAATATGCAGGTGCAAATGAAATTGCGTGCAGCCTGCAAGTACCACGGTTTGCCGTTTTCGCTTTGCGAGCCGCAAACGATAAAAGGCATAACAAAGACTTTGGGCGTTTGGGATTTTGAAGGTACATATACACGGTTTAAGACGCTGGGAGCTAAACGGTATATGGTGCAAGAACCGAACGCACTAAAAGCAGGCGGACGGGCATACGATTTTAGTTTAACCGTTTCGGGCGTAAACAAGAAAGCAGTAATTCCCTACCTTATTGAAAAGTACGGCGAAAACGGTATCTTTGACGCTTTCACTAATTATCTGGATATACCGCCGCAAGCAACGGGCAAGAACATACACACGTATATAGACTATGAGATACAAGGCGAAATAACCGACTACAAAGGCAGCACGGCGCATTACAACGAACGCACGGGCGTACATTTAGAGCCAACGGGGTACAGCCTTTCACTATCCGTTATGTATCTGAATTATTTACGAGGTATCAAATTTAAGGAATAAATTTAAGAATATGACAGCAAGAAAGACAAAGCAGGAAAAGCCGAAATTTTACGACTTGAAAGCGATTTTGAGCAAGAACGCCGATTATAACCTTATATTCGGCGAAAGGTCTAACGGCAAGACTTACGCCGCCTTAAAATATGGTTTGGAAAACTATATCAAGACGGGCAAGCAAACGGCGTACATACGCCGGTGGCGTGAGGATTTACGGGGCAAACGTGCCGAAAGTCTGTTTGCAAATCACGTGGCTAACGGGCTTATTGAGGAACTGACAGAGGGCAAATTTAACGAAGTGTTCTATATGTCGAACAAATGGTTTTTGTCGTACTACGATGCAGAGAAAAACAAGCGTACACCCGACCCGACACCGTTTTGTTACGGCTTTTGCCTTTCAGAGCAGGAACACGAAAAAAGCAGCAGTTACCCGAATGTTACAACGATAATCTATGATGAGTTTCTAACAAGGCGGTATTATTTGCCCGATGAGTTTATGTTGTTTATGAACCTTTTGAGTACGATAATACGCCAGCGGAACGATGTCAAGGTTTTTATGTTGGGTAACACCGTGAACAAGTTTTGCCCTTACTTTACTGAAATGGGATTGAAGCAAGTGCCTTTTATGGAGCAGGGAACGATAGATATATACCGCTTTGGCGAACACGGCGCAATAGTGGCAGTTGAGTATTGCAGTAGCGTCGTACAACACAAAGCCAGCAACAAGTATTTTTGTTTCGATAACCAAAACTTGCAGATGATTACGGGCGGTAAGTGGGAACTTGCCGTTTATCCGCATTTGCCGTGCAAGTACAAGCCGCAAGATGTGTTGTTTGTGTACTATATCAAGTTTAACGATGTAGTTTTGCAGGGCAACATTATTCAAGTAGGCAACGAATGTTTTACGTACATACACGCCAAGACAACCCCGATAAAAGACGAGGAAAACAGCCTTATTTATTCTTTGGAAATGAACGGCAAACCGAACTACAAACGCAAGTTATTGAGTACCGCAAGTTACGTGGAACAACAAGTCGCACGGTTTTTCGCAATAGACAAAGTTTTCTATCAAGATAACGAAGTCGGCGAGATAGTACGAAATTATTTAATTACGAGTGCAAAGACAAACATTGTTTCGTTGAAATGAAAATTACGGGCGGTTTGGTGCAAATTTCGTGCCAAACCGACCGTTTACAAAATAAATGCCTATCTTTGCAAGTAGTAACTAAATTTATAACGATATGGACGCAAATACTATTATTCAAGTCATTTCAAGTTTAGGCTTTCCGATTGTGATGTGTGGGGCATTGTTTTGGTACATGGTGAAACAAAGGCAGGTGCACCAAGAAGAAACGGAACACCTAAAAGACACGATTGCGGAAAATACGAAAGTGTTAGCCGAATTAACAACGCTTATTAAAGTTTTGACAGATGAAAAGGAAAGATAACATTTACAAGTTGTACCAGCAACAAATAAGGGACAAAGACACCGCCGTAACCGAATTTATGGCAAACACTTTGGCGAAAACTCAAAGTATGTTTGAGTATGAGGGTTTGCCCGACAGCATACCGCAAAAGGAATTGGAGCGGCTTTTGCAGACCACGGGCAACGCCTTTGTTACCAGCGTGGACGGGGTTTTGTATGCGCTTTCGGGCTGCAAAGGCGGCGAACCCGATGTTTACGGACGGGCAACGCTTTACACCGTGGCGAACCCTGCATTAAAGTTAAACAAAACCTACGATATACAAAAAGACGGGGTTTTGATTGAGAATGACAGCAACGGCGAAAGCCTTTTGCCGCTGATTGGGCGTTATGCGGTATTATATACTGACGGGCTTATTTCGTTGAACACCGCCAGCATTTTAACCCGTATTACGATGCTTATAAGTGCCAGCGATGACAAGACAAAACAGAGTGCCGAGGAATTTTTGCGCAAGATACAAGACGGCGAGTTTTCTATAATCGGGGAAAACGCTTTTTTCAAGGGCGTAAATATGCAGACCGCACCGACCACAAACAGCGTGTACATAACGCAACTTATTGAGTTGGTGCAATACTACAAGGCGAGTATGTACAACGAATTGGGGCTAAACGCAAACTACAACATGAAACGGGAACGCCTTAATTTGGGCGAGGTATCAATGAATGTAGATGTACTTTTGCCGTATGTGGATAATATGCTAAAAGAAAGACAAAATGCAGTTGAGAAAATTAATGCGATGTTTGACACCGAAATTTCGGTTAAACTTGCAAGCAGTTGGGGTTTGGAAAGGGATAATTACAACGCTTTGGCGGCTGATTTGGAAACGGCAAAGGAAAACCCCGACCCGACAGACGAACCCGACCCGACAGAGGAAACAACCGAAACAGACGGAAACGACACCGAAACAGACGGAAACGACACGGAAACAGAGGAAACGAAAGAAACGGAAACGGAAACGGACGGTAACGATACCGAAACAGAGGAAACAGAAGAAACAGAAGAAAACGAAGAAAACAAAGACGAAAAATGAAATACAGCGAACTATTTACAACGGGTAACGGGATATTCGCAACGGTTTTCAAGACCGAATATCCGACAGAGTACGCCGCAATTTTCGGCGATACCGACCCGACCAAGTTAGACGCTTACGCCTTACTGATGTACGGCGGCAAGACCGTTGTAAGCAGCATAACCAGCGACAACGCAAGCGATGTTGTTTCGGCGGTAATTGCGGTGAACGTGCAAGGCTGGGAACGTGAAGCGGCGGCGATGTTAGCCGATTACGATGTACTGACACCCGTAACGGGGCAAGTTGAACGGACGGAAACCGTAACTTTGCAGGAAAGCACGGATAACACCGAAACGGGCGCAAACAAGGCGTTCAATGACACCGATTTTTCAGACAGCGACCGAAAGACCGCAAACGATGAGAGAAACCGCACAGAGGAACGCCAAACAACCGAAACCAGCAAAGGAACGGGCGCAAGCAAATCAATTTCGACCGAAATTGCAAAAGAATTGCAGTTAAGGCGTGATAATTGGAGAAAAAACATTATCTTTGCACTTGTAAGAGAATTAACAACGAGTATTTACGAATAACTAATTTAATTTTAGCAATATGGATGTAAAACAGATTTACACGCTTATTAACAGCGTATCAAAAGAAGTTTTGGGAAAGACTGACATTGTGCAGGAAGATTTGACGGGCATTGTGGATTTAGGCACGGAAGTGTTTAACCAAAATGCCGTGGATAATTACGTTAAATCACTTGTAAACCATATCGGCAAGGTGATTTTCGTAAACCGACCTTATGCGGGCAAAGTGCCGTCCGTGCTTATGGATGCGTGGGAGTTTGGCAGCGTGCTGGAAAAAATAAGTGCCGATGTTCCCGAAGCAGAGGAAAACGACACGTGGAATTTGACAGACGGGCAGAGTTACGACCAAGATGTTTTCCACAAACCGACCGTTACCGCCAAATTTTTCAACTCAAAGGTTACGTTTGAAGTGCCCGTATCAATCACCGAAAGGCAGGTTAAGGAAAGTTTCAGCAACGCCGCACAACTTAACGGCTTTATTTCGATGATTTATGCAGCCGTTGAAAAGTCAATGACTATCAAGGCAGACGCTTTGATAATGCGTACTATTAACAACATGATTGCGGAAACGGTTTTGGCTGATGCGGTTGCGTTTGGCGGTACGGCAAGCAACTTAACCAATGCCGACCTTTCCAACGCAAGCACTGCAAGATGTGTAAACCTTTTGAAGTTGTACAATGACAAGTATTTCCCTGCAACACCAGCGCAAGGCGATGGCGAGCCGACCCCGAACCCTGACGCACTGACAGCGGCAAAGGCGATAACCGACCCCGATTTTATCCGCTTTGCGTCTTACGTAATGGGAACTTACGCCGACCGCCTGCAAAGCATTTCGACCGTGTTCAATGTTGGCGGCAAGGAAAGATTTACGCCGAAAGATATGTTGCACGTTGTACTTTTGTCCGACTTTGCAAAGGCAGCGCAAACCTATCTTTATTCTGACACGTTCAACCGTGGCGATGTGCTTTTGCCGCAAGCCGAAACCGTACCTTTTTGGCAGGGCAGCGGACAAAACTACGATTTCGCCAGCACGGGGCACATTAATATCAAGGAAAGCGGCGGCAAAGCCGTTGAAATTTCGGGCGTGTTGGGCGTAATGTTCGACCGTGATGCGTTGGGCGTTTGCAATCTTGACAGACGGGTAACAACCAACTACAATGCGAAAGCCGAGTTTTTCAACAACTATTACAAGTTTGACGCTGGATATTTCAACGATACAAACGAAAACTTTGTAGTATTCTTTATTGAGTAACTCAATAGGTATTAGATTGTTTAACTTTGGGCGGTGTGGGTGCAGGTGAAGCGCACCGCACCGCCTTTTTCTTTATCGATATGACAACGATAAATTTTTATTCATACAACGGACACCCGAACACGGTAAACAAGCAGTTAGGCGGCTTTACAGCGATTGAGGGGGATTTGCGGCAAACTTTCGATGTGTTGCGCCCGACCGTAACACTACGAAAGCAACCCCTACCGACTTTCAATTATTGCTACATACCAAGTTTGGGGCGTTATTATTTCGTGGATAGAGTTAGTTTTGAGGGAAACAACGCATACGAACTTTCGTTGCGTGTTGATGTTCTTAAAACCTACGAAACGCAAATTTTAGCGGCAACGGGGCGTGTATCTGAAAGTGACAACCCCGACCCGTATATCTCAAACCGTGATACGGTTTACAAGCGCACCCCGAATTTCGAGAAAGTACCGTTTGCAAATACGGGCTTACTCAATGAAACGGGCGGCATTATTATGGTAACATTAAAAGGAACAACCGAAAATTAAAAGTATATGGCAGTAACAAATAAAGTACCTAACAGCACGGATAACAGCGCGTGGCAAGGCAATGAGGGTTACGGCGATTATTGGTATTTGCTATTGAACGCTAACACCGGTTACAAGTTTGACGGAGATATTACCGCCGCATACACGGACACCAGCGGACAGCCGCAAACGCTTGTTTTGACACCCCGAAACAACCGTAATTTGGAAGTGTGGGCGTATGTGTATAACACGGACGCAAACACGGCTTTTGAAATTACGGGTAACACCCGTTTGGATAATGAGTTGGAAGTAACCAACGAGATACCTAACACAACCGCAACGGGCGTTAAAAGTGGAAGGTGGAGCGGAAGCGTAAACGTAACAGCGAACGAGGGTTTTAAGATAACCAGCGCAAAAATAGCGTTTAGGGACGGTTACGGCGACCCTGCAAGCGAGGATATGACAATAAGCGAGGACGGCAAAACGGCGAGTTGGAGTAATGATGATTTTGAAACAGACAGCGGCGTAACGCTTACGGGCGAAACAGCCAGCGAGGGAACTCCCGAACTGAATGTTACGAACAACATAGCAGGAACGACCGAACAACACACGTTTGACGGTGTTACGGTTACATTTACGGTGACGGGTGACGGAGCATCCAAACGCTTTATAAATCCGCAACTTAAGTACACTAGCACGGACGGGGAACAAAAAACGGTAGATATGGAAGTCGAGGTTTTGAGTGATTACAGCCTTGCAAAGGTAACGATAATCGATTTAGACCCAACCCAACCCGTAACACTTACGGGCAAATTTGTGGAGGTAGTAAGCATTAAACCCAACCTTTCAAATTGTTATGCCGACCCACCGTTACCCGAATTTTTGCAATACGGTGAAACGCTTAACGTAACTATAAAAGCGAACGAAAACACGGCGTTTGACACGGAACAAAGTACGCCCAACTTTTTCTATTATGACGAACACGGCGACCCAACCAGCAAAGATTTAACCGTTTCAGAGGATAAACAGACGGTAACGGGAAGCATTGTTATACAAGACGGTTTGGACGACCTTTCTGTAATTGCGCAAGCGTACCCCGTGGTGGTAGTCGGGCAGCAGTACGGCGCAATAAACGTGTATTTGGTAACACTTGATGAGTTGGCAGAGTTTAGCAAAAAGCGTTTTTTCAAGCAAACGGGCAGCGACCCTGAAACGGGCGCATCGCAATACGAAAACATAGATTTGGGCGCATACGTGAACAAAATACGCCGTGTTTACACCAACATAGGCGCAAGCAGCACCGATGTAATACGATGCGGCAACTACAATACGGGCGTATCTTGTCACCAGCCAGCGCAAGACAAAATAACGCTTGACTTTGGCACGGCGGTAGTACCAGCGCACAATGAGGACAACACCGACTACGAAAGCGAAATACAAATCTTTTTGCCGTTTGCAGGCTTTGTAAACCTCAATACCGATTATGCAGGTAAAACGATAGGTTTGCAGTACGTTATAAACGTGGTAACGGGCAACGGTGTAGCCTTATTGAGTTGTAACGGGGTCGTGTTCCAAGTTGAGGAAACAGAGCCAAGCAGCGAAATAATATACCTTTCACCAAGTACCCAAGTTAAAACCGTGGGCGGCGATGATTGGAACGAAATGTTATATTACGGCTTAGAACCTTACATTTACTGCAAGTGGTACGAGAGCGCAAGCAACGGGCGAAACAATGACAGACAAACGGGCATTTTAGGCGATTTCAGAGGGTTTAACGTGTTCGATGATGTTACACCCATACACACCGCCGAAATGCTGACAGAGGAACAAGAAATGATATATGCGGCTTTGTCTGACGGCGTTTATATTGAGTAACTGCAAGGCAGGATAAAAAGAAAGGCGGCAACTTGATTGTTACCGCCTTTTCTTTTCGCTTGCTGATTGTTATTTGTCCTGTGATGTTTCAACGCCCGTTAAACATTTTATTTTGTGCATCGGTGTGGCAGTGTTCCACGTGAAACAATTTCACGGGCGCACACGCATAACAAAAACCGTGCCAAAGTCG